CCGCTGGTTTATATGATTTAACTATGGATGCTCGTACAACTTTATGGTCTAGGATGAAAAAGGCCCCCCAATGGTTAATTTTACAATATGGGACTGCTTATGAGCCCGTTATAGTCCCATATCCTGTAGAAGAGGAAATTTATAGGAGATTGGCAGTAACATCTGAAGCAATCCTAGCAGCATTTGCGGATACAGCCATAACCCAAATAAGTTCTGGTAGGAGGGTGTCATTAGGGGACGAATTTAAATTTGAACTTAGTGGAAAAGGTAGTAAAATTACTGGTGCGCGTGGAAGATTTGTTCGTAGTCCATACAAAGATTATAAAATTGATTAGGAGGAACGTTACGTGGCAGCTAAAACATATTACGAACGACGTTCCTTTAGAAATGCCCTTAAAACGTATTTAGAAAGTAAGGGATGGCCTAACGATATAAATTATCGAGAAGGATTTAAGTCGGGGGCAACAATTACTATTCCTGCTGTCTCTGTTCATTTTTTGCCAAGTAACAAACATGCTTTACAGCTAGGACCGTCGGGAGAACAGACATATCGACGCATAATTCAAGTAGATGCTTATATGGAATCAGAGGACAGGGCTGGTGCAATTAGTGACGATGTTATGGATTTTATGGATGTAGTTCCAATAGATATTGTGAATGAAAGTTCTGTAAGTTTAGGAAGTTTAATCTGTTTTGATACGGATTCAATTTATTCAGAAATATTGCCCCCAATACTAAATAATCCGACTATTATTCAATGGAGAGGAGTTTCAAGGGGCACTTTCGAAGCACATTATTCTAATTAGTTGACCGAATACATAATAAGGGCGGGCAGCTAAAAATAGGAAGGGAAAAGGTATAAGTAAATTAAACCTTATAAGGAGGATGAATTGATAAATGGCAAAACGCGCTAGGGTCCACTCAAGGGACTTACAGCCACAAGTAGCAACACCTAGAGGATTATTAAATGCTGCCCGCGTACAGAGATTCGACTGGCCTGCTAGTTTTCCAACTACAGCCATTGATGAGCTTGCAAGAAAGCTTCATGTAGGTACAACTAAGGAAATCCCTGATGTAACTGTTACGTTTGAAGCATTTGATGTTAGTCACAACACATACTCTTTTTTGACTGGTTATACACCAACTACATTTCCTGTTTCGGGAGTATCAATCACTGAATTAAAGAATGTTGACGTTATTGGTCAAATTAGAGATGCCAGTACTAAGGCAATCGTAAACGCACTTTATGTAAAGCGCGGAATCGTTACAGCTATGGATGCAACATTCGGAGTTAGAGATAACTCTACGGTTTCGTACACAGTATCGTCTAACTCTAAGAAAGAATTTAAACAGCCAGTTGTTTATGAGGCATTTACACTTGCTACAGCAACAGGTGTACAGACACTTACAAATGCACCAACATATTTAACAAGAACTTCTGGATATATTATTAATGCGTATCGCACAGGTACAGATAGTACAACGAACTTCCTTGACGAAGGAACAGATTTTACCGTAACAGGTGCTAATATTAATTTCAATGGAAACTCTACCGTAGCTAGTGATGCAATTTGGGTAACTTATTGTGCACCAGTTACACAGCTATTTGGCGGTCTTGATGATGCCGCACCAGCAGCTATTCAGGGTAAGTATGTTCCATTGACAATCAGTGTTAGTAGCATTCCCCGTGTTCAAAGTGCCACAATTAGAGCCGCATTTGATTCAGAGGGCATCTTTGAAATGGGCGGATTAGGAAAGCCGGTAGGATATGAAGTAGGAATACCAAATGTTACTGGTGATATTTCAGTATTAAAGACAGATAATGACCTGTTGAATTTATTAACAGCACAAGCATCTACAACAATTGAATCTGATATGGAATATGCTGTAGATACGTTACCATTAAAGGTTCAATTGAAGGACCCGAGAAATACAGCGAAAACTGTGTTGACTTATTATGTTCCATCAATCACAATCACGGCTGAGGGTGATGATAGTTCAGTTAATCAGTCAATGAATGAAACATTTAGTTGGCAATCAACAACAGGAGATTTGTTTGTAGCCTCTGGTGTGGGTCCTTGGTAAATCGGTAATTTTTTGGAAGCTAGATAAATCTAGCGTAAAGGGGATAGGCGATAGAGATATTGCCTATCCCCTATTTATTTTGTTTTAGGAGAAGGAGAGGTTTGTAAATGGGGCAATTGGTTGATTTACTACGTTGGAAGAAAGAGGTTCTTCTTAAAGACATAAGCGGAAACCCTCTTAAATCCGTCTATCTACGTATTATTGGAGATTATGATTTGCAAGAATCTTATCGTTTGGCAAGAATTGCTTCTTCTAAGAAAAGGGCTTTGCTTCGTGATACGGAATCTGATGATTATAAAGACGAAGTTAATATTTTAGATGAAGCTACACCAGAACAATGTTTAGAAATTATAATGGCTGCTAAATCTACAGCATTTGAAAATGAGGCTGTATCGGCAAATGAACGACCTGAGTTATTGGGGATAGATGCTGTGGCTATGGACCCGGATGCTCCAACATTAGAAGAACAAGAAACATTAGATAAAAAACGAGAAGATGCTGAACAAGCATATCAAAAAAATCTTGTGGAATATGTGGAAACCAAGAAAGCTGAACTTATAACATTTCTGAAAAGTATGCCATTAAAAGAGCAACAATCTATGGCGAAAGAAGAACTTTCAAATATTGTCGCTCTTGGTGTATTTTTAGAAGAATTAAATAATCAAAAAGTTTGGAGAAGTACTTATATTGATAAGAATTTAAAAGAACGTGGGTATAGTTCGGTGGATGAGTTTAAAGATGCTCATCCAGTAGTAAGAAATCAACTTATAGATGCTTATAGGGCATTAGAGATAGGACCGGAAGAACTAAAAAACTAGCCGAGGGGGGCGCATGGGGAATTGCTTTAACTATTACGAAGCAAATGCGACTTCCTCTCGCTGAGGGTTTAGGCACATCAGAGGATTTGCCCCACACTATTTCTGAGGCAATACTATATCGATTAAGAGTTGATTCATTTAATGAATTACCTAAAGATAAAAGACCTCCTAGAGATTTATGGACTAAACCACATAAATTAGAGGAATTTTTGGATACTGTGTTTGATATAAAAGGGAGCGCTCAAAAAAGAAACTCCTATGTAGATTTGGACCTAGAGGATGTGGAATAAAGTTTGGCAGATATTATTATTAGGTTTATAGGGGATACCTCTGGCCTTAGAGGACTACTACAAGCTATCGGTAAAGAAACTAATGCTTTCGTAGCTAGCACTAACGCTGCTTCGCAACTTACTTTACAAAAACGTCTTGGATTACCAAGTGAGAAAGGACTTGGTAATCAAACAGGTTCATTTGTGCGCGCCATTAAAACAGAAATGCTTTCATATGACAACGTATTAAAAACCACCGGACAAACCCAGCTAAAGCTATTTGGTGGTTTGACTAAAGAGGGAAGACCAATATTTCTTGAGAAAACTATTGCTTTAACTGAAGTATATCATGGTAATATTGAGCAGATTACAGCAGCTAGTGAAAAATACTCGGCTGCTAAACAACGTTTAAATGCTGCCGAAAGTGAGTCTATAGCCACAGGAAGAATTCTTGCCCAAGATGTTAAAGATAGGGTTTCTCTTATAACTGGAGAAAATGCGGCTAGAACGTTGTCAACTCAAAAAATTATTGAGGATGCTAAAATAAGGTTACCTTTAGTAAGACAGGAGATTTCTGAGGTAAAGAAACAACTAAAGGTGAGAGATGACCTTTCCAAATCTTTCGTTAAACCACTAACTGGTGCGGCTGCAACGAAATTTCAAGCAAAAAGTGTAGCATTAGAAGAAAGATTAAGCTCTTTACAGAAGGAACGTTTACAGCTTGGTGGAAGAATAATTGGAAATCAACAATTACTTAATAGGCTACAGGATGAGGCAGGCAGAATAATTGCTGCTGACCCAACACTTAATACACTGAAAGGAAGATATGCGGCTTATCAACAAGCTCAGGGTGTTCTACTAGGCGGGCTACAAAGGGA